GATAATCCTAAAGTTATTCACTACACTAATGGAGGACCTTGGCACGATACATGGGACGGTGATTACAGAAGCAATTGGGAGAAACAATATAAAGAACTATAATGGTAAAGTGGAAAAGCAAAACATTCAAAGATTTAAAATCTTTTGATACTCTAACATATGATAACCTATTGTCTAGAACAAAACAGGCAATGCTGGATATTAATGAGAGAGACTTTTTGTCACAGCATAAATCAGGAAGAGCTTTTCTACAAATCAACACTGATAAGATTGACGACCCAGAATTAGTTTATCTTTCCAAAAAATATAACTCCCCATTAACTTCTTACCCTACAGATACCCAAATAGTATTGCGTCAATATAAACCCATATATTCACAATCAAGATATTATGAGGAAGAAAACAGACATATATTTAAAGGATTAACTTCTAATGTAAATAATAGAGATGGATTTATAGTAGGAGGTTTTTCTGAAATTGACGCTTACGGTACGTATATAAATGCAAAACAAAGAAAATTAACTACGGGAGAATGGATATATTTTGAACTACCGTATGAGTATGTGTATAAGTACATGAATAAATCTATCAATAGTGCTCCATTACTAACTACTAAAAAATTTATACAGGAAGTAGATGAAACTATAGGTTGGGAAGATCGACCAAAAATAAAAGAATTAGTAGACTATTATGACGAAAAATACCCAGACTGGAATCACGACTTTCCTATTAATAGCTTCATACAGGTTAAAAACGAAGGTTTAATATTCCCTTGTCAATGGTGGGACCCTGTAACTATAGCATCAAACGCTACCCATAGGATGATTATGATGGGGTATAATAAGTATGATATTCCTTTTATTACTCAAGTTCCTTACAAAACTCCTTACGCTTGGTATAGTCAATCTAGAGACCCTATGTTTTTTTACGATAACAAATGGCAATTCCTTCTTATGTATGTAGATAGAATTAAAAGCCAACTAACCTTTACTTTTACACAGGAAAAAAATACTGCAATCAGTAAAAATCAAAGTCTATGGAACCAAAAAATTTAGCTATATGTTTTTATGGACAAGTTAGGTATGTCGAAGGTTTTAATTTATTTTATAAAAACTTTAGAGACAGTAACCCTAATTTACATATAGATTTTTTTATTTCTTCTTGGAAAGATTTTGATATTAATAAAATAAATCTTATCTTTAAAGAAGAGAGTTTTAGTACACCTAACGTATCAGATCTAAACCCGTTATGGGGAAATACTCCTAAAATGGCGTACCACTTAAAAAAAGTACTTAACTTGAAATCGAAACATGAGTTAGAGACTGGAATAATGTACGATGCTGTATTAACCATTAGACCAGATGTCGTATTCGATAATATAAAAATGGTTAGTAATATTATAGATTTCACCTCCATAGAACATTCTGTACCTACGGTAAGTTTACATGATGGGATAGCGATAGAGGAAAATACATATAGAGTACATGAAGATTTTATATTTTTAATGAACTCAACTGGAGCTAATTTACACTCAAAACTGTTTGACTTCTTTTTTATTGATGAAGAATATAAAAGTCAAAATTGGAATTATAGAGAAGGTGGGCATTGGGTGCACCCTCACTACTTTCTACATAAAAACTTCAATGTAGTTAAGCAACAAATTCCATGTCTTATAGTAAGACCAGTAAGAGATTTAAAAGTACTTGAACAATATTATAACTCTCCAGAGCTAATAAAAAAAATACATATAAATTCAAAAAAATATAAAATTAATACTGAAACATTTAAAAACCCAGTTATACAATGAAAGAGTTAGTAGCAGCAGGATGTAGTTTTGTTGAAGGACAGAGCATGGTGGAGACACATAATTATAAAATAAAGCTCAATACCGTAGATTTTGATACTGCAAATGCAAATAGACTTAGCAAATTAGTTTCTGATGGGCTACAGTATAAAGAAGTTAACATTGCTAGTTCAGGAAGTTCTAATGAAAGAGCTATAAGAAGAGTATACGAGTATGTAAATGAAAATGGAGGTAAAGATAAAATCTTCATTATTGGATTAACTGAATTGCTTAGGAAAGAAAAATATTCTAGTCAATCTAAATCGTATATTAAATGGAGAAATACTATTTTCTTTGATAAAGTATCAAATATAGATGTTTTAGACGAAAATTTATTTAAATTACTTCCATCTTCTTTTTTATTTCACGATATAGTTAAAAGAGATAACCTTTTAAGTAAGTTAAAAGAATATGCAAAGTTAGACATAATGTATTTTACAGATATAGAAAACGAATTAAGAAAATTATCACAACAATTAAATATGTTATATGCTTATATTACAAGTAAAGGTGGAAAATTATTAGTTTTTTCTGCTATGATGGAGCAAGCAGATAAGTTAAAGCTTGATTTTGATTTATTTAACATGCCTTCAGGTAATTCTTGGAGAGAGTTTATTAGTAGCTATGATAATTATTATCATTTTTCACATCATCCAGCTATTGCTGATGAACGTATTTTATCGGAAAATATTCTTAAAGTTTTAAAACAATGATGAGACTAACAGTACATTTAAACTCGTACGCTAAAACAGAAGTTAAAGTTTTAGATGCAAACGATACACTTATGACTATAGGTAATGATGAAGTAAGTACTGTAGATAAAAAAAGTAGTGTAGATTGGTTTTTTAAAGCACTTAACTATTCAACTATTTTAAAATCTGAACTTGAAATAGAAAGAGAGAATGTATTTGAAAAAGTAAAGTTAGTAAATTTAAATGTAGAGCAAGATAATTTTAAAATACCTAGAGTAAAGATATACCCTGACTGTGTCTTTAGTCCACATACTAAAACTTTCCTTCAGTTTCCTAATAATATTTTAAAACAAAATAAGAAGCATCCAATTAAACTATGTTCCCTAGATAAGTGGTCTAGTGATTCTCTTACTTATGATAAAATTGCTACTTTATTATTTAAAAACTACGAAAAGTTTGCTAAAATTTATACTACATATAGTTTAGTGGAAGATACTCAAGAGGCAGTTCAGAAAAGATGTATGACTGAATTAGAGTATTATCAATTTAAAATGTTTAATAACCTAAATTTAAAATGTTATGAAATATAATATAGCAATTCAAATTTTTGGTCAGTTAAGAATGTGGGAAAATGTAGATCAGTACAAAAATTTTATTAATTTCCTTAGAACACAAGCAGAGTCTGTTGATGTATTCGGTAGTTTTTGGGACGATGAGTATAGTAGAGCAAATTACAACGATGACAAGTTTAATTTTTTTACAGACTTAGAATTATTACCCATTCCTAAAGTTATATACCAAGGATTATGGAGATGGGGGTATTGTTTAATAAAATCTAGAAACCTAAGAAAGAAATATCAGAATAGAACAGATAAAACTTATGACTTTGTTATAATGATGAGACCTGATTTAAGAATAAAAATAGGAGAAGAAAAAACATTAGGGTCTTTTTTAAGTACTTTGAAGAATAAGCAAATGATATATAGAACTTGGTTTCAAAAAGAAATATCTAATTCAAGTGTTAAACCATTTGATGTAGATGATAAAGTATTCTATGCTACAGAAGAGTCAGCAGATCTATTTTGCTTAGGGTTTAACCATTTACATAATAATACCGAATCTCCTTTTCATTCTGCTTACCATACTGATCCTATATGCTACGTTAAGATGTTTAATTTACTAGTTTCACCCTTTAACATTATAGCACCATTTGCAAATTTCGATCTGATAAGACACCATTACCTAAAAGACATAAAATTAACCACAGAACCTCAATATGATGAAGAATTAAAAAAAGTGAAAACTTTAGATGAAGTAAAAAATATTGTAAAAAAACACTTATGAATCAGCCTATAACATATGCTTACTTAGAGACTACTAACTACTGTAACTTACAATGCTCTTTTTGTAACAGAGATGAGGTAATCGGTGCCTTACAGCATATGCCTCTAACTAAGTTTAAATCGATGTTAGACAAACTTAAACATCATCCTATAAAAGAAGCCAAACTAATGGGAATGGGAGAGCCAATGCTCCATCCTCAATTCGACGAAATATGCAAGACATTTAAAGAATATTTTCCAGAAGCCTTCCTAATAGTTGCAACAAACTGTCAATACCCTATTAGACCTGATACTAAGATGGGAAAAAAATTTAACGAATCTATGAAATATATAGATTTACTTTATTTTAGTATAGATGGCTATAAAGATTCTTATGAAAGAGATAGATCTCCTGCTAAATGGGATAAATTGATAAAGTTCTTAGAAGACTTTAAACCTATGGAAAGACATGGTTGCAGAGTAACATGTAATTATGTAGTTAACACAAATAATATTAATGATATTCAAATAATAAAAGATGAGATAGTAGATGTATACGATTTAGAAGAGTTAAGACTTAATATTGCTCAAGATTGGAGTGAAGATAAGAGTATGCCAGGTGGATATACACTAGACCAAATAGATTATTTAAATAAAAACTGGAAAAACGAAATAAAAGGTAAAAGTGAATGGGACTTTCCTGATTGTTTCTGGGTAAAAGAGGGTATCTATACTACTGTTGAAGGACATGTTAAAATGTGCTGTTTAAATACAGGAGCAGATCCATTTGGTAACTTATTTGAAAATACAATCGAAGAAATTAGAGAAAACGATGATTTTCAAGCAGTACAGAAAGGATGTTCTACCGGTGAACCAACAAGTCATTGTTTAAACTGTTCATATAAGGAATTAGCTCCACTATTAAGTAAAATAAGAAAATAATGTTAAAAGTAGCAGTATGTTTACATGGTGAATTAAGAGACTGGAGTACATGCAGTAAGATTTTTTCTCTATGGAATTTTTCAAATCCAAATATTCACTTTGATTTTTTCTTAGCTACTTGGGGAGATAGACAAACAGATGAATTAGACAGATACCTACCTCTTAAACAGGTATCTATACATAGTCTAGATGATATGTACTATGAAATGAACCAGAGCCTTGTAAACTACTTTAAGTATGAATGGAAGGAAACCACTTCACATATCAGACAATATCAACACTACTATTCATACTTACTTGGTAAAGCTGTAAAACTTACTGAATTAAGCACAACTAAATATGATGCTGCTGTAACGATTAGACCAGATATATTTGTTCAAAAACCATTTTTTAATTTTTTAATTCAAAAGTTTAATAACATACTCCCAAATGAACATAACAATAATATTCCTTTTGGAGATAGTAATATTTATTCATCAGCTGGTACGGTTTATAGTCAAGATGGCCTTTTTTGCGGTGCAGATACTGTTTTTGTTGGATCACTAAAAGGAATAACTAAGTTTAGTAGAATGTTTAACGATATATTTGTTGAACAAAAATTTCCACCTTTTAACTTACATAGATTACAAGCTGAATATTTAAACTATATAAGAATATATAACTCAGCAGAAGAATCAATTGACGGTAAAATAAACAGAAAAGTACAAACGAAAAACTATTTTCATCCTTCTACGTCTGCTTTAGAAGAAATTTATAAAACATACGGAAAAGACTTATATAAAAAAGATTTAAAAAAAGAAATAACAGCAATTTTTACAAAACATGCAAAAAATGAAAAGACACTTAAAAGATATCTATAGAAAATCCAATCAAGAGGATAAAACAAAGTTTAAATATGTTTTAACTCAAAATGAAAGGAACCATCCACTTGCAGACCTATTTGTTGGAGCATTCTTTAATTCTCTTAATCAGAATGATATTTGTTTTTACCCTAATACTTCGGTATTAAAAGATAAAATCTGTAACCACTACGGTATTAATGTAGATAACTTATTACTTACACCAGGATCTTCATTTGCTATTAAAACTATATTTGAAACTTTTAATGTTAAAGGTAACAATGTCATTACTTCTGATTACTTTTTTCCAATGTATCAGGTATTTAGTGATCTATACCAATGTGAGCTAAGAAAAGCAAAGTATACCAATATGCATCTTGATATTGATGAACTCATTAAACTAATTGACAAAGATACTCAATTTATCATACTAGCTAACCCTAACTCACCTTTAGGAGATTTATATAGCAGGGAGGATATTATTAAGCTTTTAGAAACTAAAGTTTTTGTTGTAATAGATGAAGCGTACCTTGAATTTACCGGGGAGGAAACAAGTATACCGTTAATTGAAGAGTACAAAAATTTAATAGTAACAAAAACTTTTTCTAAGGCTTACGGAGCAGCAGGGTGTAGAGTAGGTTTCTTAGTCAGTCACAAAGAAAACATGGAATACCTATCTAAATTCAGATCTATGTATGAAATCAATGCTATTGGTGCAAAGTATACTGAGTTAATTATAGACAATATTGATTATTTTCAATCTTACTTTAATGAAATGATTACAGGTAAAGAAAAATTTGTTCTTAAACTAAAAAAAGAAGGATACAATATAATAGATACTCAAGGTAGTTGGTTTTATTTAGAAAGATTCACTGATAAAGATAATCTAAAGTATTTTAATGATCTTGGAATGAGCTTCAGAACACTTGTTCTACCCAATGGTAAAGAGTATATAAAATTTAATTATGATCTAAAATTAAATGAAATTTAACAAAAATTGCATAGAGAGCGTAAAGCACGTATTAGATAGCTCAGATGTATATTCTATCAATAACTTTAGTTATAAGTTAACTCAACATGATGTTGGAATTACTAGGAGGACTGATACTGATGATATATTTTTTCATTTAAGAAAAAAATGGCTTTTTGGCTATTACGGACTATATACTAATATTATGAAATACATTAACGCTTCAGATAGGTTTATAGAAAGAGCATATAATTTTGACCTTAGTTCTACTCTCAGGCAAAAAATGAACATAGTAAGTGAAATGATGGATGCTAACTTTACATCTTCTATGCCAATCCATATATCGGTTATTATTAATGAGAATGTACCGCAAAATAAGTCTGTGATTATAGACAATATAGATGGATATGATAAAGAAGATATAGATTTAATTATACACCCTGGTCAAACTAGAGCACAAAGTGCAGTATTCTGTAAACGTAACTTAAATAATGTACTTTTCTATATACCTAAAAAATTTAAAGACAGAATTTCGCTAGTAAATTTTAATAATATAACAAAAATAGATACTATAGATAAGTTAGCACAGGTTTATAACGTCCTCCCTGGAGTTACAGACGACTTAGATGATATAGAGTTAAATATTAATGCTTATGAAAATAACTATAGTAAGTATGACATAGTAAATAATATTAAATCACATGAACACCCAACTACTAGTTGTAACGAAATAGTTCCACTTGCAAAGGTATACTATATGATGAATGTTAAGAAAGACCCTACCACTTCCGTACATCCTTCAGATATATACATAGATAATTCATTTAGGTCTTTTAATTACTTTATGGATAAAGTACATAATAATAGAGTTAACATATACACTAACTGTAAACCTTTAGAACTTAATAGGTACTTACTAACAATTACTAAGAAATTCCTACAGTATATCTCTATAAACGAAGAGTTAGAAAATAACGAATCAAAAGTAAGACCAGACCACTCCTTGGAAACTTTTCTTCTACAAGTCAAAGATTTACTCGGTAAGAATTATAAAGATGAGTTTAACAGTATCATAAAAAAAGTTAGCTTAACAGATGACTACTTGAATGTAATTAAAGAATCTAAATTAAAACCATATACTAGGCCGAATATTATAAAAGTTGAAACTACAGATATTAAAAAAATTGTAAAGCAAAACTTATATTTAGGTTATTGTATCTATATCGATGAAAGTTTAAGAGAAGGTTTATATAGAAATCATTATGAATTACTATTCTTTACTAATTGGGATGTCGCTATAACTAGAAGTCAAGATAATAAGCTTGCGATAGTAAATTGTGAGCATGAATACTGGAAGACAGGTAAAAATTATAAAGAGTGGATATTAACTAAAGAAATGTATCATGATTAGAATAGGTTTTTTAACACCGTATCAACACTTACCGGAATTTAGTAAGTTTGTTAAGAGTAATTATAAATGTATTAATATGGTTGGCTTACCAAAAGATAAGCTAAAAATATTCAAAAGTGTAGATTATTTATTTGCAGCTCCAAATTATCTCAAATATATAATAGAGCAAAAAGATATAGAAGGAACAAACATAAAAGGAATAATAACTCCTTCTACTGGCGACAATCATATAAACGTCTCTATACCGGTTATCTCAATAAAGAATGATAATATACTTAAACAAATATATTCTACCGCAGAGCACAACCTATACTTATGTTTAGCATTACCTAGAGAGATAGGAAAGATAGTAGAATTAAAAGAAAAAACATTAGGTATTTTAGGGTACGGTAGACTAGGTAAAATATTAGAGAAAATAGCTAAACCGTTATTTAAATCAGTATTAAAAGCAGATTTAGATTTCATAGATGATGATTTTTTTAATAATACTGATTTTTTAAGTGTCAATATCGATTATAGAAAGTCAAACATAGAGTATATTAATGAAGAATATGTTGGAAAGTTCAGAAAAAATATCTATATTGTTAATACAAGCCGTGGTGAATTCGTTGACGAAGGAGATATAGTAAAACTATTATACGATGGTAAGTTATTAGGATACGGGACTGATGTTATACAAGAAGAACACACCTCTAAAGCTACAGTACTTAAATGTTATCATGATAATCGTATATTCATTACTAAACACGTTGGAGGAACAGCTATTGAAGCACAAGAGAAGGCTTATAAAAGAGTTTTAGAAAAGATATGAATAAATTTGACTGTATAGCTGCATTTGGATGTAGTTTTGTGCACGGTGATGCAATTAATAAAGGTCAAGACCTGAGACATACTAATGAGCCAACAGATTTTGCTGGAGATAAGTATAGATTTTCTAAAATACTAGCAGATCATTACAATATTCCGGAAGTTAATATGGCCGGATCAGGATATAGTAATGAATCTATTTTAAGATCTATCTATAAGTTCTTTGATAATAACTCTAAGACGTATAAAACTCCTCTTGTATTGATAGGGACATCAGGTTTGGCTCGTAAAGAAGTATATTCAAAGCACCATGAACGTTTTTTTGATTTGCATCAATTAGAAGATTTTTACCATACAGATAGTAATGAGAAAGCAGCAAGAGATATGGCACTAAAGCTCACCGGTAATAAAAATAATACTGACAAATTAAAAAACTTTGTAAACTTTAATATGAAGTATTTTTTTGATAATCAACTAGAAGTAGAAAAACTTGATTGGCAGTTAACTTTTCTTATTGGATTTTTAAATAATAAAAATATACCTTATATAATATTCAATTCAATAGAAGATATAATATCAGAAAAAATTAAACAATCTTCTAATTACTTATCGTTTGGTTATAAGACAGCAAAGAACTACGAGTTAAAAAAAGAAGGAGGGTATCATATAAACTCAGATTGCTGGTATACTGATATATATACTAAACATACCAAGAAATACGGCAGCTGGGAATCAGGATCTAGAAGTATGTATAAACCTTATGGTGAATTTGCAAGTGGTGGTCATCCATCACCTGGATCACATAAAAATTTAGCAAATAAAATATTAAAATATATAGATGAAAATAATATCTGAGTTATGTCAAAATCACAACGGTGATAGAGATTTATTAGAAAGAATGGTCAAAAATGCTGCAGTATGTAGCGATATAGTTAAAATACAGTCCATAAAAGCTAATACATTTACTTACAGAAAGGAGTATGAAGAATATAGACCATACGAACCAGAGTTTGTTAGACTTAAAGGTTTAGAGTTATCTAGAATAGATGAAGAGTTCTTTATCTTTAAATGTATGGAGTATGGAGTAGAATCAATGACTACTGTTTTTGTACCTCAACACGCTCCTAGGTTTAACGAGTTAGGTTATGATAACTTAAAACTATCAGGTTACTCTATTCCAGCTTTTGATTACGGTAAAAAGTTAAAAAACTTTAAGTTTAAAAGATTATTCTTCTCTACCTCTAGTTTAACTATAGAAGAGATTAAACAAACTGTTAATAATCTAAATGAGATGGGAATTGAATACTATATGTTACAATGTACCTGTGTATACCCAACTCCTTTGTCTAAACTTAATTTACAGAATATAGAATATTTTCGTAACCAACTTGGAGTCAAGAATGTTGGGTTAAGTGACCACACTAATCCTCATGAAGATAACTTATTATCTTCTAAGTTAGCTATATTTCAAGGTATAGATGTTATAGAGAGACATTTTACAGTTCTTGATATAGATGATACTCGAGACGGTAAAGTATCAGTTACTCCAAAGATGATGTCAGAGATAAAAAGGTTTAGTACTTTATCAAAAGATGACCAGTATCGTGAACTTAACCAGTTTAACGAACAACAAATATTTAATCACGATTATTATAGAGGAAGATTTAAATGATATTATTTACAAACGGTGATAGCTGGACACAAGGTGATTCACCAGCTCAAGACATAAACTGGGAAGCTACTAAAACAGAAGACTGGTATGATATTGTACCTTACTTTGGAGCACTATACAAATACTATATTAATAATAGAATAAAAATTAATAATGACACTAGAATATTGTATAAGTTCTATGATTCAGACATTTGGCCAAAAATGTTAGGAAAAAGACTGGGTGTAGAAACTTGGAATGCCGGTAGACTAGGAGACAGCAACCATGGGATATATTCAACCACTGTACAATCAATAGAATGGCTAAAAGCACAAGGTAAGAAAGATATATTTGCAATAATAGGATGGACTTCAAAAACTAGAATACCAATCTACCTTTCAGAAAATGATGAACTCAGAGTAGAACAACAAAGGCCTGATAATTTTACATTAGCAAATGATTTATACAAACGGGAAAAATATATACAAAACGAATTTCTAACACAAATTTTAAGCTTGCAGAATTATTTCAATAACAATAATATCGAATACCTCATGTTCAATGCTTTTGATCAGTTTGAAGACTTTGATGATCATTACTTAAGTCAGTATGTAGATAAAACCAAGTGGATAAATTATAATCCAAAAGCTGCTCATTTTAAAGAGTATATAACTAGTAAATACGATATAGCAGACCCTATTACACCTGAAGAGTACAGTATAAGAGAAAAATTCATCATTACAAATCATCCAACAGATATTTCTCATCGAGCATGGGCTAAGTATCTTTACAATTATATACAATCATTATGAGTGCAATAAAATTAATTATATTCGATTTAGACGGAGTATTAGTAGAAGCTAAAAATATACATTTTGATGCTCTAAATGAAGCATTATCGAGTATCAACCCTGGATACAAAATAGGATGGTCGGAACATTTGAACACTTACGACGGATTAAAGACATTTCAAAAACTAGATCTACTAACCAAAGAAAAAGGATTACCAGCCGAAGTACATAACGATGTATGGAATAAAAAACAGCAACTAACACTACAAAAACTTTCTGATTTAGAACCAGATGAAGATTTAATAGCTACATTTCAGTTACTATATAAAGATGGCTTTAAACTGGCAGTATGTTCTAACTCTATAAGAAGAACAGTACTTACTGTACTGGCTAAACTTGGACTGATAGAGTATTTAGATCTTATAATATCCAACGAAGATGTTACTAATAGTAAACCACACCCAGAAATGTACTGGAAAGCTATATCAACTATGAGTATGCTTCCCGAAGAGACTTTAATAGTAGAAGATTCTCCTTACGGATTACTTGCCGCCGCGAGAAGTAAATCGTATATTTTAAGAGTAAAGAATCCTAAAGAAGTAACATATAATAATATTATGAATAAAATAGACACAGTAGATAACGGAGAGAAACAAACAACACCAGCATGGAGAGACGATAACTTAACGGTACTCATTCCTATGGCTGGAGCAGGAAGTAGATTCGAACAAGCCGGGTATACTTTTCCTAAACCTCTCATAGACGTCAAAGGTAAACCTATGATTCAAGTAGTAACTGAAAACTTAAACATAAAAGCTAACTTTGTTTACGTGGTACAGAAAGCACATAGAAAAAAATATAACCTAGATACTCTGTTAAACTTAATAACTCCTAAATGTAAAATAGTCGAAGTAGAAGGAGTAACAGAAGGAGCAGCATGTACAGCTCTACTAGCTAAGAAATATATAGATAACGATAAACCTTTATTCTTTGCCAACTCAGATCAATTTGTTGAGTGGGATAGTAATGAATTTTTATATAAGATGAATGAAACAGAGGCTGATGGTGGTATAGTAACGTTCAAAGCTACTCACCCTAAATGGTCTTTTGCAAAAGTAGATGAAAAAGGACTAGTTACAGAAGTAGCAGAAAAGAAACCAATCTCTGATACAGCTACTGTTGGATTTTATTACTGGAAACAAGGGTCTGATTTTGTCAAGTACGCTGAAGAGATGATCGAAGAAAATGTAAGAGTAAATAACGAATTTTATGTTTGTCCTGTATTTAATCAAGCTATTAAAGATAACAAAGCTATAAGAATTTTTAACGTGGATAACATGTGGGGATTAGGAACTCCTGAAGATTTAAAATACTATTTAGAAAATGCTTAAAAAAATTAAAAACCTATATACCGGTGGCTGTAGCTTTTTAGTTAGAGCTTATGATGATGAGGGGTTAACAAAAAGAGCAGAGTTAACTAAGAGTAACTACAACCCTTCTCAATTTCATAATTTATCTTTTCCTAATTTTTTAAGTGCTAAATTAAATACTAAGTTAACTAATGATGCACGACCCGGCCACTCCAACAAGTATATCATAAGAAAATTTTACGAATACTTAAAAGAGAAACCAAGAAGTCAACCTACATTAGCAGTCTTAGCGTTAACTGAATTAGCAAGACATGAAATACCTATCTTAGATACTAATAAGTACCATCATATAACACCATCTGATTATCATTTTAATGTAGGTACATATGAAAACCATATAGCTAAATATGCTTCAATGTCACAGCTAAGTGGTACTTTAGATAATCATTACAAATACTTATATAATGACCGTACTGCTATAACTGAACTTGTTCAACAATTAAACATGGTGTCTGATTTTGCTGCTGTACGTAAAACTAAAGTTATAGTATTTTCTAGTTTTTTTCTTAATAGCAAGTCAGAAATAAAAGGTATAATGTATGATGAATTATCTTCAACAACAAATAGCTTTAATTTTTTTAACTTTGGACAGCCTTATAAACAAAATACTCTATGCACTTGGGTAGATTTTATAAGTCAATATGCACCAGAACATATTAATGGTCATCCTCTAGCATATGATAATAATATACTGGCTAATATAATGGTAGAGTTAGTTACGACAGAAAATTTTAATGCATTATCAATTAACCCAGCTAATTATACCTCAGGATATGATTATACTAGCTCTGAAACTATAAAACCAGTTCCTTCAATAAAATTATTATGATCAATATTGCTGTACTAATTAACGGTAGCGGAAAGTATTTAGATCTTCTTGATCCACTTTTTAATAACTGGAATAACCTATACTCTGATGTTAAGTTCGATTTTTACTTAGCTACCTGGGAGGATGACATAGATTATTCTCAGTTTGATTGGATAGAAGGTTTTATAAGACTTAAAGAAGACGATTGTCCTTACGATCTTAAAAATCATGCTTATAGATGTCATCAACCTCATTATAGCTATACATTATTCAAAGCTAATGAACTTCTAACAAAAGATTATGATGCTGTTTTACAAACTAGATCTGATTTTTATCTATTCAGAGAACTATTAGACGAACTTATATTACTATTCAAAGAAGACCAAATAGGAGAAAATATAATATACTCTTATACAGGTAGCTCACTACATAACGGCAAGTTATGGACAGATGATATGTTCTTTTTTGGAAACCGAAATACATTTAATAAGTTCAGCCAAATGTTTGAAGATTTATATATTAAAAACTCTTTTACAGAAGATGAACTCTTAATGCATATTATGCAAGCTGAGTACTTAAACTACCGTAATATATACAACAGATCAACCTGGAACGGTGGAAGAGCTCAAATAGCTCAAGGGTTATTAATTAGAGAGCCGATGAGATTCGAACCAGACGGTGCTCACACAGATTCAGGATGGCCTGTTAAACATCCATCTCCGGTACAGTTTAAAAATATTCTAAAAGAGTACGGTGCTGAATGGTTACTTACTAAAGGAAACAGCGATAAAGCTAGAGTTATATTTGAAACAACTGATAAAGAATGATCTTAATATCACATAGAGGAAATATAGATGGACCTAATACAGATAAGGAAAATAAACCTTCCTATATATCTAATGCTATTGAAAAAGGATACGACTGTGAAGTAGACTTCTGGTACGTTAAAGATAAATTCATACTTGGTCATGATGAACCTCAGTATGAAATACCATTTGAATTTATTACAACTTACTATAGGAAATTATGGATACATTGTAAAAATTACGATGCTCTTTCTAAATTAATAGAGATAGATAGAGGTGGTGTGTACTTTAATTACTTTTGGCATGATAGTGATGATGTAGCATTAACTTCTAAAGGTAATATGTGGGCTAACCCTGGTTGCTATATACCAAATAGTATTGCTGTCTTACCTGAACTTAAAAACGATAAACTTACAGACAGATTAGGAGTCTGCAGTGATTATATTATTAACTATGAATAAAGCTGTCTTTATATCCGGATTTTTATATAATCTCTCTGATAATATTATTCCATTCTTAGATAAAGAAACTGATCTATTTGTACATTCTTGGCAAACAGAGGATAATCAAAGGTGGATAAAAAAATTAGACAGATATAAAAAATACTGTAATGAAACTACCTTTATGTTTACCAAACCAGAACATAAAAGAAAAAGAATATCTTACTTACAGTCTACATACTATGCTACAAGTTTAATTAAAGACCCATATAAGTATAAGTCCATAGTAAAATTTAAACCAGATCTCGATATAGATACTATTGAATATAAAGAAGACATGAGTAATAGCTTTAGAAAAGCATATCTTCAAAATCAACCTTTATTAAACGATACAACAAAAGAGGAATGTGTTTACGGGTATATTCACTATAAAGCAATGGACGAAAGAATCTTTACCTGTTATCCGTACGTAATAGATAAAATGTTTCAAGACGACGGTAGCAAAAGCTATCAAGATGGATTTATGAAAGAGGCAATTAAATTAGATAATAAACTTCAATGGTGGGTTGCAAAAGAATACGAAGGTAGTCTACTGTGGAAAGAATTATTTGAATGTTATAATATAGAATTAATTCAAGATATTAATCTTAAGTTACCAAACAATAAACAATGGCAGTAAAAAGAGCAAAAAAATTAAAAAAAGAGGAATTTGATAATGTTAAAATAATAGAAAAAAGATTAGATCTAATTAAAACAGATATCATAGAAATAGCTAATTTAAAAATAGAACTATCTAAAAAAATTAACACTGTAATAAACTCCCAGCACAAACAGGATTTATTAGAAGAAATAGGTAAAATCGAACTATATATAGATAAGAAGAAAGCTGCTTTGAGTCAATTTACTAAAGAGACTAACGAACAAAACGCAGCTCTAGCTAAAGATCTTCAATCTAAGTACGGAGACGGTACAATTAATCCTTCCAAAGGTACTTTTATTCCTTCATCACTTTAGACTTTTAGTATCTATTTATATAAGAAGACAAATACTCTGTTTACAAGAGTTTTTCGAAATAGACAATATATTTATTAATATACAATAATTAAACTAAACCAAGACATGGCAGAAACTATTATCTCCCCAGGTGTATTTCAAAGAGAAAACGATATCTCTTTTATCTCCCCAGCACCAGCAGAAGTTGGAGCATGTATAATTGGCCCAGCAGTAAAAGGACCAGTTGAAATCCCTACTACAGTTACTTCTTATAACGAATATGTAAGAGTATTTGGAGACACATTTGAATCAGGTTCAACTAAACAAGAATTTTTTACTTCTATGGCAGCTAAAAATTACTTCTCTCAAGGAGGTAATTCTTTATTAGTAGCTAGAGTTGTAACAGGATCTTTTACAGCAGCAGGAAGTACTTTTATCTCTGCTTCAGCAAATGATTCAATTCAACCTTTTCAATTAAATACAATAGGAAAAGGTACCCTATATAATAACTCAACAGCATCTTTAGATGCAGGAGAATCAAACAGTGATAGCTCATTAAAAAGCGGATCTGCTGATAACTTAAGATGGGAAATTTCAAACAAAAATATAGCTAAAGGAACATTTACTTTATCAATACGTAGAGGAGATGATAATCTTAAAAATAAAATTGTATTAGAAACATTTAATAATTTAAGCTTAGATCCTAATTCAGAAAACTATATTGAAAAACAAATAGGTAATCAAGTAGAGGCTATTTCCGGAACAGGAGATAACGTTACTGTTACTGGAGAATATGTTAACAAATCTAATTACGTTAGAATTAGCGCAGTAAATTCACCTACTATTAATTATATCGGAAACGATGGCGCAAGAAGACTAGACAGTCTTACAGGGTCTCTACCGATAGAAGGTTCAGGATCATTCTTCAATGCTTCTGGAGCTAACGTTGTAGGAGGAGACAATTACTATGATAATGTAGGAACAAGATCTCAAGGGCTAACAAAAGGATGTTACGATAAGGTAATAACTTTATTAGGTAACTCAGATGATTATAGATTCAATGTAATTACAGCACCAGGATTAAATAATAATAATCACGGTACTTCAATTAGCTCATTAATCGATTTAGCAGAGAGCAGAGGAGACTGTATATTTATAGCAGACCTTTACGGACACGGAGGAACAGTATCTAACATAACTGGACAAGCTGATTTGCTTAACAGTTCATATGCAGCATCATACTGGCCTTGGTTACAGACTCAGTCTGGCACAGGTAAGAATGTATGGGCACCAGCTTCAGTATTTATTCCTGGAGTATATGCATTTACAGATGGATCTTCTGCACCATGGTTTGCACCAGCAGGACTTGTAAGAGGAGGATTAACAGGAGTTATTCAAGCAGAAAGAAGATTATCAAGAGTACAAAGAGATAGTTTATATGATGCTAAAGTTAACCCAATAGCTACTTTCCCTGGAACAGGAATAGCAGTATTTGGTCAAAAGACTTTACAAACTAAAGCATCAGCTTTAGATAGAGTAAATGTAAGAAGATTATTAATCGAACTTAAAGAGTTTGTCGGTAATCAAGCACAAAACTTAGTATTCGAACAAAATACAATCAATACAAGAAATAAATTCTTAGCAGCAGTTAATCCTTATTTAGATACAGTAGTATCAAGACAAGGGCTATATGCATTTAGAGTCGTAATGGATGATTCTAATAACTCAGCTGACATAGTAGATAGAAACCAATTAGTAGGTCAAATATTTATTCAACCAGCTAAAACAGCAGAATTTATTGTACTTGACTTCACAGTTGAGCCAACAGGTGCAACTTTTGGAGCATAAGTTTTAAAGTAGATATTTATAATAAATAATTAAAAGTATAAAATGGCAGTATTAGACCCAAATGAAATAATGTTTAAAGCTTTCGAACCGAAAGTACAAAACAGATTTGTCTTATTTATAGACGGTATTCCATCCTTTATGGTTAAGAACGTAGCAGCTCCAAGCTTTACAGACGAAGTTGTTAAACTTGACCACATTAACACGTACAGAAAAATACGTGGAAAAAGAGAATGGAGTGATATAGAAATGACTTTATATGACCCAATAACACCATCAGGAGCACAAGCAGTAATGGAATGGGCTCGTCTTTCTTATGAATCAGTAACTGGAAGAGCTGGTTATTCAGATTTTTACAAAAAAGACTTAACTCTAAATATTTTAGGACCTGTAGGTGATATAATCGGTGAATGGGTAATAAAAGGAGCATTCATACAAACTGCTAACTTCGGATCATTTGATTGGGCAAATTCAGAAGTAGTAGATTTACAGATGACAGTATCAATGGACTACTGTGTATTGAATTACTAATCATCAACTACACATATATATAAGAACCCGGCATTTAGTCGGGTTTTTTGTTTGTTTATAAAGTTTTTATTCGTATATTTATATAAAGACAAGTTATACTTAAATAAAATTTATGGAATCAAAATTTAGTTTACCGACAGAATCGGTGGATTTACCATCAAAAGGCTTACTTTATCCAAAAGAATCTCCTCTTTCATCAGGTATCATAGAGATGAAGTATATGACAGCTAAAGAAGAAGATATTCTAACTAATACTAATTATATTACTAAAGGTATTGTAATGGATAAACTACTTTCTTCATTAATAGTGAATAAAGATATTAATATAAAAGATTTATTAATAGGAGATAAGAACGCATTATTTATAGCGTGTAGGATTTTATCATACGGAAAGGATTATGAATTCGTTTATGGAGGAGAAATAGTCAAAGCTGATTTAGCAGCTTTAGATAATAAAAAAATAGACTATAGTTTATTTGAAGACAATATAAATGAATTTGCGTTTAAGTTACCCCATACCGATAATACAGTTACTATTAAATGTTTAACTGCTAGAGATGAAAAAAAGATACAAGAAGAAATCGACGGTAATAAAAAATTTAATAAAGATGGAAATACTTCGAGTAGTTCAAGATTGAAACATCTTATTACCTCAGTTAACGGGATTAAAGAAACTAAAGATATTAGAGAATTTGTAGATAATTTTTTACTAGCCAAAGATGCTAGAGCTATTAGAAAGTTTTACGAAACTATAAATCCTGATATTGACCTTACTTGTAAATTTACAAATAAGGATGGCGGTGAGGAGGACGTCATCATCCCGGTAGGGATAGACTTTTTTTGGCCTGACGCCTAAACATCGACAACAAATATTTACACAAATACACGAAATCGTATTTCACGGTAAAGGAGGTTACTCGTGGAACGATGTATATAACATGCCAATATGGTTACGAAAATTTACATATGCAACTATAGCTGAACACTATAGTAAGCTAGATAAACAAAATAAACCACCCCCGGTACCTAAAAAGAAATTTGGACCAGACATTAAACCTTCTTTTTCTACAAAATCATCTAAAAACGGTTAACTTCCTATTTATATTATATAGATAGACTTATGGCTCAAACTCCTAATAATTTCGATAAGCAAAAGTTAAAAAAAGACTTTGACGAATCTATTGCTTTTATGAGCGATGGAATAAGTAGTCTAGGTGCTCAACTTGCCAGTGTGCTTGATAAGAATATGAAGAATATGGCAAAAGGAGCCGAAAGGAATGTAATTGAAAGTATTGAAAGAAGAACTAAAAATGCTTTTGAAGCTGTTGTAAGAGAGTTAGATAATGTAGTAGTTACTCAGAAAAGAATTGAAGAAGGAGAATTATCATATAATCAAGTCGTTGCAAGAGGTAAAAAGGTAAGAGAAAAAATAGCAATTCTAGAAGCTAGAAGAAACGAGTTACAATTACACGGAGCAGATCTAACTAAGGAACAAGTCAATGACCTCCAGAAGTACACCGATGAACTCACCGCAGCTACCGAAGGTCAAGTAGATTTAGCCAAATCTATAGAAGATAGAGCAGGAGCCATAGGCCAGATATTTACAAGAATGTCCAATACTCCTGTAATAGGGCAACTACTTAATGCTGAAGCAGCTACAGAAGCAATGAGAAAAAGTTTAGCAGCCGGAGGATCAGCATTGAAAAGTCTTGGACTAGGATTAAAGCAACTACTTAAAGGACTAGGACCAGTTGCGATAGCATTAGCAGCTTTTGAAGCAATTCAAGGACTGGTACAAACCATGTTTAGAGCTTCTAAGCAGACAAAAGAGTTAGCTGTCAACTTAGGAGTTTCAATGAAAGCAGCTGAAGCTTTTAAAGAAGAACTATTAGCAGCAGCAGGTGCTAACGATGGTATATTCTATACTACAGAAGAATTGCTTAAAACATACGGGCTTATTACAAAAACCCAAGGTATTTTTACCAGCAATATTGCTCAACAAGCAGTAGAAGTAAATTTTTTAACTCAAGGATTAGGTATAGCAGGAGAAAATGCAGTTAACCTATCTAATATATTCGAAAATCAAGGTAGTTCTTCTAGATTAGTTTTTGATAATATAGCCGGATTTGCACAAGAGTTTCAAAAAACTACTGGTTTAGCATTAACAGCAAGACAAATTTTTAGTGAACTTGGCGAAACATCATCAGGTATTCTTGCTAATTTTGCGAATAATCCAAAAGAATTAGCTAAAGCAGTTGGACAAGTAAGAAGATTTGGTGTAAGTTTAACACAAGCTAAAAATATAGCTAATGGATTATTAGATTTTGAGCAATCCATAGGAGCTGAACTTGAAGCAGAAATACTACTTGGTAAACAATTTAATTTTGAAAGAGCAAGAGCTGCCGCTGCTACAGGTGATATAGCTACAGCAACACAAGAAGTCTTAAAACAAACTCAAAATTTAACAGACGAACAATTAAGAAGTCCTCTTATACAAGAAGCAATTGCAAAAGCAACAGGACTATCCGTAGATGAACTATTTTCAGCTAGAGAAATAACTAAAAAATTAAACTTAGAACAAGACGAATATAACAAACTACTTAAAAAAGGCTC